TACTATGCTCAATCAACACCGGACACGTTGAGGATGATTAGAAAAAGGGCAGTTTAATAGAAAAAGGATTGGGGCCTGTAACGGGCCCCAAAAAAAAGGTCAGGGGGAAATCCTCTTTGCCGTCCTTGTAATGGGTATTAACAAACGGCAGAAATCTCTAAATATTTAGGAACTAAAGAGGAGCAGCATGAAGCACTACGATAACTATGATTATGAAATAGCATATGATAAACAGGCAGAGAAGCTGCAGGAGTGGGAGATTGAAAAGCTGATCTCTGAGCAGAGGGTGAGCTGCCTTTATAGGACAACAACGAATAGATCTAAAAATCTGGTGAGTGGTGACGAGCTGCTAGAATCACAGGTGTATCCATCCTTCCTGAAAAGGGGAGATATGCCAGTAACCCTGAAAAAGAGAGAAACCAAACCGTCACAAAAAAATCTGAATGATAAGAACTCAAGAAGGTATTGCATCAGACTGGCCTGCATCAATTTTGGCAAAGGCGATATCTGGGCAACATTTGGTTGGAATGATGAGTACATGCCAGGAGATGCCAAAGCTGCTATCAAGGACATTCGGAATTTTATTACGAGGATAAACTATCGCAGAAAAAAGAATGGACTGAAAAATATTAAATACATATACATCCTGGCATTTGATGGAAAAGTCCGTCCACATTTCCACATCCTTATGACAGGAGAGGGTGTGGATCGTGATGAGCTGGAAGATATGTGGAAAAAGTGTGACCGAAAAAATACTCGGAGAATTAAGCCAGATGAGGATTTTTTGATTACAGGATTAGCAACATACATTACGAATAACCCAAGAGGTACAAAAAGATGGTGTGCCTCCAAGAACCTGAAAAAGCCACCGGAACCGACCAGAAGTTACGGAAAGTTCCGCAGAGGGAAAGTGAACCGGATGGTAAAAAATGATGATACCATGCGACAGGAAATGGAAAAAGCCTATCCAGGATATAAGTTCCTGGATGCAGAGGTTAAATATAATCAGGATCTGGCGATGTTTTACATCTATGCCCGGATGATCAAACATGGATCCCGTGAAGATATGCAGAAAGGGGGAAAGAGAAGAAAGGGGGAGTTGCGAAGTTGAATTATAGTGTACGGGTAAGATGCCCTTACTATGAGACTATGGCAAGTGACACAAAAAAGCAGGCAACAATAACCTGTCAGAACATATGCTGCAATCTGGGGTTTGAGATCAAAAACCAGATCGTTTTTACGTGCCATGAAGAAAAAAGCAACTTTGCCGGGATATTTTGCGAAGATATGTATGAGACATGCCCTTACTTTAAGGGAATCTATAAAACACAAATGGAGGATGAGAAGAAATGAAAAAGAAAATGAGCTTAATGGAGAGAGTGAAGATTGCAGAACGGAGAGAGGCAGAGGCAAAACGCCAGGCAGAGAGGGACAGAAAAAGATTTATGGAGGCAGATTTGATTGCAAAAGGAGCCATGGTTTGGGTGTCAGCTCTGGCAAGAAGAGAAGGCCCAGTGATCCATGTGAGCGCTGAAGAGATTGAAAAAGCAAGAGCGGGAAAATATAAATGCCGTATGGTAGCAGATGGATCTGTTGATATGGTGGAAGAAGGATATTTTGAGAAATTTTATGAGTAAACACAATCGGACATGCTGATGTGCGCATACATGCGCGCGCGGTAAGTTAGTAGAGAAGCCCTGATATAGGGCTTTTTTGCGTGGGAAAAACCGGACAAAGGTGGGGTGGTAGAGAAGGGACAGGAAAAAATATAAAATTGATGCTATGAGGTGGTGATATGGCGGAAAAGAAGCGAAAAGCAGCAGGCCGCCAGAAATGGCGGGAATGGGCAGAAAGTGAAGAGCATCAGGCGGTTCTGTCAGCTTGGGCAAGAGCCGGAATGACAGATGAAGAAATAGCAAAGCAGATAGGGATAAGCAGATCCACGCTGGCGGAATGGAAAAAGAAATATGCACCAATTAATGCGGCGTTGGCAACCGGGAAAGACTTTGCGGATCGTCTGATCGAGAACAGTTTGTACAAAAAGGCCATTGGCTTTTATGCAAGGGAGCAAAAGGCTTTTAAAGTTAAGACTGTAGAATATGACGAAGCAACAGGAAGAAAGATAAAAGAGTTTGAAGAATTAAAGACGGCGGAAGAGGTCCACTATTTTGAACCGGATATAAAAGCAATCATATTCTGGCTCAAGAACCGTAAACCGGATATCTGGAAAGAAAAAGTTGCAGAGGCTATGGCAGATGATGAGGGAACTGGTGTTATTGTTTTGACGCCAACCCAGGTGGAGCAGATCAGCAAGGAAGTAAAAAAGGATGAGTAACCCAAGAATTGTATGGGCACCGCAGCCACGACAGGAAATTATGATGTCACGTCCAGAATTTGAGGCGTTATATGGTGGAGCTGCTGGCGGTGGAAAGAGCGATTATTTAGTAGCAGAGGCACTGAGACAAGTCCAAATCCCACAGTATCGCGCAATCATTTTCCGAAAGACTTACCCTGAGCTGGAAGACATCATAAGCCGCAGCCATGAGCTTTACGGATCAGCGTTCCCAAGAGCTAAATACAACGAAAGTAAGCATGCCTGGAGGTTTCCATCTGGCGCAATGATCTACTTCGGGCAAATGCAGCACACGAAGGACAAGCTTAAATACCAGGGCCGACATTTTGATTTTGTAGGATTCGATGAACTGACGCATTTTGCGGAAGAAGAGTATATGTATCTCTTTTCACGAGTTAGATCATCAGCACCTGGATTGAGAACATACATCAGGAGTACGGCGAACCCAGGCGGCCCAGGACATCCGTGGGTAAAAGCACGATTTGTGAGCATAGCGAAGCCGGAGACTAAGATTGTGCAGGAAGTGAATATCACCAAACCATCCGGTGAGGTGATAAAGCGTACCAGAGACAGGATATTTATCCCTAGCTCTGTGTTTGATAATAAGGCTTTGCTGGACAACAACCCGGAGTATATCGCATCACTGGCTATGCTGCCAGAAGCAGAAAGAAATGCGCTTTTGTATGGTGATTGGGATTCGTTCAGTGGACAGGTATTCTCAGAATGGAAAAATGACCCGTCAAATTATGAAAGCCGAGAATGGACCCATGTTATTGAGCCGTTTAAGATACCGGAAGGATGGCTGATCGGAAGAAGCTACGACTTTGGATATGCTAAACCGTTCTCAGTTGGCTGGTATGCTGTCGATTATAGCGGATGTGTGTATCGGATCCGTGAGCTGTATGGTTGCAAAGAGGGACAGGCAAATGTAGGACTGGAAGTGGATCCCGCAGAGCAGGCGCGGATGATCCGGGAAGTAGAAGAGACTGATCCAAACCTTAAGGGAAGAAAAATAGCAGGCATAGCAGATCCATCAATCTTTGATGTGAGCAGAGGCGATTCTATAGCGGACATCATGGCCCGAAATGGAGTGTACTGGAGCCCAGGCGATAATCATCGAATTGCCGGGAAAATGCAATATCATTACAGACTGGCATTTAATGCAGATGGACATCCGTTATTTTACGTTTTTAACACATGTAAGGGATTTATAAGGACGATCCCACAGCTGGTATATGATGCAAAGAACGTAGAAGATATTGACACTACACAGGAAGATCATATTTATGATGAGTGCAGATATTTCCTGATGCAGTACCAGATCGCAAAGCGTGCGAATGTAAAGAAAAAACCGCCGCTGGATGATCCTTTGGATCTGTATAAGGCAGAACGTGAAAAAGCATATAAAATCATTAGGATTTAGGAGCGAAAATGGACGAAGAACTTGTAAAAAAGAAAATTGGTAAAAAAGAAGTAGATGATGCTTATGCCAGGTTGCAGAAGTATAAAGAGGGAAAAGCAGCATTAGAAACAAGAATTGTAGGTGCAGAGGAATGGTGGAAGAATAACCACTGGCAGCGCTTTAACAGTGAATTTCGCAACGCAAATGATCCCCAGCCAGTGAGCGCATGGCTTTTTAACAGCCTGATTAATAAACATGCGGATTTTATGGACAATTATCCATGCCCGGCTATTCTTCCCAGAGAACAGTCAGATGAGGATACAGCGAAAATCCTTTCTCAGGTGGTGCCGGTTATACTGGATCAGAATAATTTTGAGCAAGTATACAATGACTGCTCTTGGGATAAGCCCAAAACTGGGACAGCC